CCCTGGGCCTGCGCGGCAGACATACTTGGTGTATCAAGAAAACTCGGATTTCCATAATAAGGGTCGGGTTTACGATAAAAATCTCCGTCGTTAATCATTCCCCCTCCATCCATCCGTACAGGCTCTCCCATCAACCTGGCAAGACCTTCTCGCTTGTTGCTGTAATCAGACGGATTCAGAGAAATTAACCCGCCACCGGCAGCAACCATTGGTATAGCCCCATATCCTGTAGGCGCATATCTTGGGTCACGCGGCTTGATGCCCCTTTCAGGCCATCCATAGTCGTAGATACTTTGGAGCATAGCCCTTTCATAGTCTTCTTCAGATTGAGCTGAAGAAGCCTTCCTTTCTGCATCAAGACCTGCTTGTGTTTTTTCCAGATCTTCCAGCGCATCCAATCTGCCTAATTCAGCGCCAGCAGCACTAGAAAGAATAAGATTACCAGCTACATCTTTACTAAAATCAAGTTCTCCGGCTCTGCTCCAATCAATGCGGCCATCTCTTGTAAGCCCCCGACCCCAAAGATCCTGGGGTTCAATAGCAGAAGTAGCAGCATCAGTCAGACTGCCAGTCCCATATTTCTGAAAAACATTAGATCCCAGAGTTGAATCACCGCTTAATAATGTCTCTCCTGGGGTTAAAGTACCGCTAAGTAATCCAGATGTTTGAGCATCAGTTAGACCAGTAGTAGCAGCATCGGTCACAACATCAGTCACACCAGTCGCATCAGGCAGAACACCAGGTACATCAACATCAACGGAAGACGGAATGGCATCAAGAATCTTGCCCATACCGAAGCTAGTTAGCCCTCCGAGAATCCCCTTCCCCAGGTCTCCTGTTTTCGCCCAAGTAAGAGCACCGCTTAACAAAGCACTGCCTCCTGCTCCCAACCCTAACCAACTGCCCAATAACGGCGCAAGGAAAGGCAGAAACGCCTCCTGCTGACCTGTCACTGGATTGGTGGTTAGCCTTCCGGTCGGAGAGAGCGCAGCAATACCCTGAACCTCTATCGGGTTCATGTGTACCAGCATGGAATCGCCGTAGCGTCCATACTGAGCCAAGTTGTCAGCAGTTCCCTGCAAAGGAGGTGCGTAACTATTCATAATAAAATCCTACTTGGTCTCAACACCAAATAAAGTAAAAGTCATGTCCACTGCGCTCGCATAAGTCTTGACAACATCTTTCTGCCCCAGACAAATGCCAATAACTGCTGTAAATGTCGTATTTGCTGCAACAGACTTATCATAATAAAGAAACTGCTTGTCATTGTCCGCAGCCCCGGCAACATTAACCCGAAGTCTGAATGTAATCGCGCTTCCTGTCCTGTTGCAGGCCAGGAACGAACTAACCGTAGTCTGGGTAAGGTCTGGAACCGTGTACAGAGTCTCCTGCGTTGTAGCCGCACAATCCAACTGACCGAGGACTTTAATGATGTCACTCACGATCCCCCCGCGCCCATCAGCAAGAACTGGAATCTGCGCATTGCCAGGCTACCGTCCTTGTCTCCCTGTGTTTTTGCCAGAACCACATCGTTCTTAACATCCTGAAACGACTGCTCAATCGTCAGGCGTGTTGTTGCCTCGTTATGTGGCTCATACTCCTCGGGTGCTACCGGCAACGGAATGACTCTGCTCTGCGCCATTATCTTCTCCCGTCCGGCCTCATATCGAAGCGTAAGTCGCCTAACCGCCAGCCATAGCCGCTTTCACTGCTTTCAATGCGGAAAGCAGAGGAACGGGTTCTGGCCCTTAAAAATGCCTGTTTTGTCGAGGAAGTCACTGTCGATGTCGATAAGGTAGTGGAATCTTCCAGAGGAAAATCCTTGCCCTTCACAATAACACTCATCGAGGCGCTGCCTGTATCTCCATTGAACGTAAAATCAGGAATCAGCTTGCTTAACAGCATATACCGCTCGCCATCACCCATCTCTACATCGCCCGATTCAATATAGGCAGTCATGGCCGAGCCATCATCATCATGCCCTCGCTCCTGTATATAGAGATAATTGTTATCAGAACTCGTAATAACCGAGGTAGCGACCGGGTAGTTCTTGCTGTTAGCCTCAATCCAGGCACCTCTTACCATCGTGCCAATCGTCCAAAGCTGTTCCATGTAGTTGTAAGTTACATAATTCGTGTTGTCTGTTTCGCCAGAACCTATTGGATAAAACCAAGTCACTTCATTGTGGTCTGCATTGGTAGAGGAAAAAACCTTAAAAGACTGGTCGATATTGATATTGCTGAATACATGGTCAAGCACAGAACACGGGATTCTCTGTACAGACCCGTTATAAACATAAAAACCACCACGATCCATAAAGTAAACGGCTCCGCCTGCGTTTATCGCAGCTTTAGGCGAAATCATGGAAATACCTTCGTTAACGACACTAAACTGGAAAATGAAGGGAGAACCAATAAATCTCATGGAATGAATACCGGCATCAGTCCAGATCAGTATTTCCTGTCTTGTTTTTAACGCCCCGATAATCGTAGAGCCTGTGCTGAGAGTTACGCCACCAGCACTGTTAATCGCTGTTGGGGTCCAGTCTGCGGCAGACTCGCTGTCGCTCCACCTGACATGAAGCGTATCAATGGTTGATGAACCAATCGGGTTTACTCCAAAACAGATAACGTGCTTGTCTACATCCGACATCATTACCTGTAATGCTATTGTTGGCGCATCAGAGGCTCCTGAAACCGCAGATAACGCAGTACCCCTGGTTGATGTTCCGGCACTCTCATCCCAGTAGTACACGCCACCAGCGCGTACATTAAAAACCAGATCATCGCCAAAGACATCCTGACTATACAAACGCAACTGACCACTGGCTGAAAGGCTGCTCGCACTACCAAAGGTGCTTGCACCCCATGTGTCAGAACCCCACCCGACACCCTGAACGTAGTTAGTCAGTCCAGTATTTATCTGATAAGCCCCAACTACGCTACTTCCACCATTACCGCTATCTGAACCATTCGCGGTAACAGTATCCCCGGAAGTGTCTTTTGCTGTGATTGTGTAAGAGTTGGTGTTAACAACGCTTGCAACCTGATATTCCTGGTTCAAAACAGCAGCGATTACGACCCCGCCTAAACTCGCTGCATCTGAAAAAGTGACGAAATCATTCACTACAGCACCATGAGATGAGTCTGTGACCGTAATGGTTGAGGAACCATTCGTTGCTGCAAAGGTGACATCACCGGCACTGGTGGTCGCTCTTATAGGCGTTACATCGTAAAAAGATGACCCCTCGTTAACGTAAAACTTGAGGTGGGTTCCAAGGCCAATGTAAGCAATTCCATCAATGGCTACCCAGTCCTCCAGAGACCGACATACGCCAAGAAAAGAATTAGAACTATATTTTTCCCAGCCGCCTATCTTTTCTGGCCTGCCCTTCCTGAACCGAACCTTATCAGCGTCATACCAGCCAGCATCAGCACTGTACTCAGTACCTTCTCTGTTTATTCCTGGCTGAAACTGTAGTTTGGTTAAGGGCATAGTTATCTCACATAGGGATTAAAGTGCATTCTTGGAGGCATATAAGACGGGTAGCTTGAAAGCAAAGAACCTATTCCTCTCGGCACTCCATAACCCTGATTAAAAACTCCGCCAAATGAACCACCATACGGAGAAGGAGGCATATACGGAGAAGGTTGATATCCACCGAACCCTCCGCCAAATCCTCCGCCAAATCCTCCGCCATACGGCTGCGGTCTCATCCCTTTGCCCGGACTGCCATAAGAAGAAAACGGCATAGGCTGCACCATCCCCCGCCTACTTGGCAGCCTCGGACGAGGAACTGGTTCAGTAGGTCTAACCGGACCTGCCCCCAGCTGTCCCCTGCCTCCCGGCGGTGGTCGCCAATCAATTGGCGCTCCCGCTACCGGCGTAGGCTGCATTACGGGAGACTGGGGCGATGGAGGCTGGGCCATCGGCGCTCTGCCCTTGCCGGGACCGGCAGGGTATCCCCCGCCGTACTGAGGCTGCTCATAGCCCCCCTGTCCACCAATTCTTCCGCCCATGCCCATAAAAATATCCCTAGTACGACCCGGTACGGATCATTTGGGTCAGTTCTTTCGCCCTGTTACCCACCTGACCAGACCAACTGGAATCCATGAACTGATCGGCTGCTTCATTCCAGTCCCCGGAAGCCATGCCTGCAAGCGCCTTCTTGAACGCTCTCAGGCGCGTCTGACCGAGATTAAAGCTGATATCAATTAGTGCGTCCTGCCTGACCGAATCAAGACCCGCAAACCAGTCATATTCAGAGTCAAGCTCTGAAACAACGCGGTCAATATCATTCTGAAGAAGGTAGTCCACCTCATCATCTGACAAGCCTATCCCGCCTTCAGGGTCTACATTCCTGCCAACCCCGACCGTAATCTTTGATGCGCTGCATTTATAAGCGTGTGTTTCCACACCCTCATGCACCTTCAGCATTTCAACCAGTTTTTCTCGCATTCTTTCCTCTTGAAACCCAAGCCTCGTCCTGTTCTGTTTCGGGATCATCAGCGATATACCGGCCTTTCCCGTCCCTTGCCCTGACCATTTCATCAGGAACCTCAGAAGTGGCTCCCACGCCAATAGGAACCGACTCACTGACAGGCTCTGTATCCTTGGAAAAAAAACCTAACAATCGACTGAAAAAATTCATTTCTGCTTCGCCTTTCCTATATTCAAAGCCAGCAAATCAACCAGCTTGTAAAGTTTGCCGATCCACACATCATCTTTCGGTGTGGGCGTTGAAGCCGCAACAAGGCTCGCAACAGTAACAATCATCGTCAATACGCTGATTGTTGTCATTATCGTACCCATATATACCCCCTAATTGACTTCTTCGGTTTGTTTTGCAATCTGATCGGTGATGTCCCATACGTTCAGGTTCGACGCAATTGTCCTGCGCTCGCCCTCACCCTTGAACGGATACACCATGTGCTGCAACCATGACGGGAACATATAGAGCTTGCCAACCTGGGGCTGCAATGCCGTGGACTGCGGTGGCCGTAACCGCTCCACATCCATAAGCGAGTTTCTGCCATACTGAAACGCCAGATAGCCGTCACAAGCCCCACTGGAATTGTAGAGACTGTAATTCGGTGTTCCTGCCGTTGGCTGATCCAGTATCTGCTGCGGCACCTTCGTCCAGCAGGTTACTGAAATCCCCATGATCGTTTTAGTGCCGTGGTCATGGATAGGATTGTAGTCACCCTCAAAGCTGTGGACTGACCACAACTCATCAACCTCGACCTTGCGTGTTCCTGTCAGAATGTTTGCCGTCTGCTGACTGAAGTGCTTGATATACTCAATACCAAGGCCACAGATCAAATCAGAAAACTCCTTTAACTCAGGAGCTTCGTGATTCATCGTCAGTTGCTGACCATGCTGAATCTGGCCTACCAGGGTACCGGCATGAGAGCGACGTTCTTCGTTCTCAAGCAGTTCGTCCAGATAACCATTCAGACCATCAACCATCTCTGAAGGCAGATCGGTTTCCAGCATAAATGCCGCAGGCAGAGTCCAGTTCTGAAATTGAATTTCAGCCATTAGCTCGGAATCGAATAGCTGTTATCAGGCACAGGATTCGCCGGTGGATTTGTGATTACGCTGTCCACCTGACTCGCAAACACCGCGTCCCAATGCGAGACCGGGCAAAGCGCCTCTAGCTCGGATTTAGACCAGCTACCTTTCGCCTTTTTAGCAAAAACCGTAACGCCATCATCATCTACATTGTTAACATTTGTAGA